AGCAGACAGACCATCACATCACCAACGCCATCAATGATCCCTGCTTTGTCTTTCTTGATGGTGGCATCAGCCAACTCACCAAGTTCAGACATGGCCTTGAGAAGCTGCGTGTCAGGGGTTGAGTTTGGAATGATCTTCCGCGCTTCAGCCCATCTAATAATTTGCATTTCAACATCTGCGTAACTCATGTTTTTTCCTTGTAGGTGGGGCTTACTCGCTGCACTGATGTCTCTTTGTGGTCGGTGTGTACATCGCCTAATCAGCATCCGCTTTCAGCCCCGTTAATCAAAATGGCGCTGAATCGTCAAAATCATCAAACCCGCTGGAAGGCTTAGAAGCCTTTTTAACGGGCGCTGCGTCCTTTGGCTTGACTGACAGGCTCATAAACTTTTTACCCGTCTTCTCGCTTGTTTTAAGCCATCCTGACACCCACATATCAACGCCATTGACGTTCAGACTTCCCTTGTAATGGGGATGGTTATCTTGTTGTCTATCATCGTTTTTAAACAATGCGCCACGATTTTCATTGCTGTATTCCATAGTTATTCCTTTGCTTTCTTGATTTCACTTCTTACTTTGCTTGGAAGCATTGACCACAAAGCCACCTTCTGCTCGGCTTCTAGGTTTTCCGCTTCCATCCTCTCAAGACCTTGCTTTCCGTCCAAGGCCATGATTTCCATCGCCAACTCTTGCAGATACTGAAGTTCCTCTGCTGGCAGAGAATCAGCAATGCCTTGTGCTGGCGTGATAACTACTTTTTTCTTTTCTTCAATTGGCTTGGATGAATCAAGAGCATCATGCTCAACGATTTCAAGCGCTGCAACCCACAAATAACGGCGGGTGTAAGTCTGGACAGCACCAAGGTTTTGCACTGGATGGCAACCCTTCAAATTTGCCTCTGACATTGGGCTAGTGATGTAAATTGATTCCTCTGGTTTGTCAGTGTTGATAATCTGCATAACAGCCTGATCTGCACCAAAGCTGATAACCGAGGTCAAACCAACTTCTTTGAAGATAGCCAAAGCAGGGACAACAAAGTCGCCAAGCTCAAAATATTGATAGCCAGCAAACTTGTTATGGCCTGATTTTTTGAGTTCTTGGCTGTGGAATTTATGCCGAGCATCGTTGAGTTTTTGATAGACATTCATTTTGATTCCTTGGTGTATTGAGGTGGGTATGGGATGTTAAACGCTTTACAGAGTTCTTCCATCTTTGCCCAAGCTGTTGGGCTCTCCATGCCAAGTGCGTAAAGATCATTCTCCGTCATTCTTCACCTCTTTTGTCTCAACAATTACGCTTGATGGAATGTCTCGGTAAGAGCTTCCAGACACGCTGTTGAAGCCTTGACCAAGAATGCACTTGTTGGCGTAATTCAAGATGATCTGCTCAACTTCTTCGCGTGTGAATTCGATTTTCATATCATTCCTTTAAAAAAACCATAGGTAAAAACCATGCAAGATTCCAATCGGGAACAGCAATGCTCCAGCGATTAGAAAGCCCCACAAGCCTTGTGCAAAGCAAGTGAAGATGTGCGTGAACCATGCTGCAACTGTCAGCAAAACAATGATGGCCCCCATCACTTGACTCGCTCAACTTTTGTTGCAAGCAGCCATTTGTCTCCAAGGAAACGAATGGATTTGATCCACTGTCGGCAGTTATGCCGCTGTGTGCTGACTGGCACACCTTTGACGCAGAACAGGCTGCGTACTTGTTTGAGGGCTTGTGTGTTCATGGACTCTCCTAAGTTGTTGAGCCTCTATTGTTAACCCAAAAAACAATCATGTGTATTAGGACAAACCCTTATAGACACAACTTTTTTTTGGTGTAATCTTTGCGCCATGAACACACATGAACAACATGAATGTATGGCTGTCAAGCCGTTGCTAGACTATGCAACATCGCTTGTCGTGCAGTACACAAGCCCTGACGATGTGGAGGCGGCTACAAAGGCGCTTCTTGTTGTCAGCTTGGAACATCTTTTTAATAGGAGAATCTACATTGAGCAAATCACTCGCTAAGTTGTTTTATCTTGAGCAACTACGCACCAACCCAAATCATCATCGTTTGATTGCTAACCGCATGACTGAACGCTTTGCTGTCAGTCCCGCACAGATCAGAGATGAGCTGGTGGATGAAGGGTACATCGCGCTGGACAAAGTTGTACGCATGGGAGAGACACGCAAGAACAACTACTTTTATGTCCTGACTGGCAAAAAGCTTGAACTCAGTCAAGAGCCTGAAAAGAAAATTGTTTCTGTTGATTACTGGTCTTGCGGGACAAAAAAGTCAAAGGGCAATGCTTTTGATTTGTCAATGGCTAAGGGCTTGTTTAACAAGACAGAACTTGCGGCATCAGTAAACAAGGGCAAGCCAAACAACTACAACTCAACAGTGCAAATCATTGCATACAGCCGAGCATGACATACAAGACAGATTCAAGTAGCCAGTGTGCTGGTAAAGACAAACTGCCAACCAAGGAGCTGGCGCTGGTCATTGTTGGTCGCCGTAGAGATAACCCAATGGAGGCTTACAAGTGCCCTCATTGCGGGTACTGGCACGTTGGTCACGCAACGCCAAAGAAACGAGATTTCAAGAGGTCGCCAAAATGAGTAAAGGGTCTAGCCCTCGTCCGTTCTCTGTAACCGCAGAGGATTTTTCAGCCCGATGGGAAACCATCTTTTCTAAAGGAAAGTCAAATGTTAACAATGTTCAAGAAACCAGCAAGTCAGATGGCTCGGCTGAAGTTGATTCTGTCACGCAAGGAGGGAGCAACAGCAGCGGAGATAGCTCGTTACCTCCCGACAACCAGCCCCCACAGTAAGCTGGCCCGTTTGGAGCGTGAGCATATGTGGACAGTGTTGCGTAAAGACAATGGCAACGGAACCAAACAATACTTTGGCAAGCCACCAAAGAAGTGATATAGTATTGTGAAACCCGGCTACCGAGGAAGTCATGAGCCTCGGGAAAAGTGAACTCCCCACCTGCCGTAGTTTCTTTCTGGGAGATTTGCGGAGTTGCTTCAATGCACTATTACCAATTTAACATTGGTGACTATAAAAGTCACACGGAACATCTTTCAGAGATGGAAGATCTTACCTATCGGCGTTTGCTTGATTGGTACTACCTTCATGAAAGTCCAATTCCTTTAGATGAGTCTGAGGTTGCAAGACAGATTCGTATGCGCTCGCATAGCGATTGCATTGCAGTCGTATTGCGTGAGTATTTTGAGCGCACTGATGATGGGTGGATTCACCACAGAGCAAATAAAGAACTTGCAAAGGCTGGCGACAAATCTCAAAAAGCCAGTGAAAGCGCAAAAGCTAGATGGAGCAAGCAAAAGGATGCGAACGCATTGCCAACGCAATCCGAATGCAATGCTACACATAACACAGAACACATTACACAAAACACAGAACACAAGAAGAAAGCAACTGTCGTTGCTTGCCCACTTGATGTTTCTGAACAGGTTTGGCAAGACTGGTTAGCACTGCGTAAATCAAAGAAGGCTTCAGTCACTGCAACGGTTCTTGATGGCGCAAGGAAAGAGGCTTTTAAACTTAATTGGCCTTTAGAGAAGTTTCTTGTTGAATGGTGTACCCGTGGCAGTCAAGGATTAAAGGCTGAGTGGATAGCTGACAAGCAACAGCAGACAGAGACTGTTTACCAGCGATCAATGCGATTGAAGATGCAAGAGGCAGTTCCTTCTATTGCAAAACAGGCTCCAGAACCGTATCAAGATGCTTCTGACTTTTTTCGCACGATTGATATACAAACCACAAAAGTAATTGAGGTGAACAAATGAGCTTGCCAATGCCTTGGGTGGAAAGAATCTTTACAAAGCTGACCATGATTTATGGCCGCGATTTCATTGGCCGTTGGGAAGGCTTAAACATTGATGATGTAAAGGCTGATTGGGCGCATGAATTGGATGGGTTTAAGGATCATCCAGACTCAATTTCTTACGCTTTGAAAAATATGCCTGACAGCGGTAAGCCGCCAACAGTGCTTGAGTTTCGTGCAATGTGTAGAAAAGCACCAGAACCTGCTGTGCCTATGTTGGAAAACAAATTCACAGCGGAACAAATGGCTGCGAACAAAAAACGTATTGCTGAACTGATTGCTAGGGTAAAGAAATGAAGCCGACTCGCCAACAAGCAATCCGTGAATTGCTCTTGAAAAACGCTTATGGCCTGACAAGACAAGAAATCTCAGACACCTTGGGCTTTCATGTTGCAAATGTAAGCAAAGCCATCAAGGGTATGCCTGATGTATTTGTTGACAGGTGGAGCATGGGACAGCGTGGTCAGTACCAGAAAATCTTTTGCGCTGTTTATGTTCCTGATGACTGTCCACATCCCAAAGATAAAATTTACAGTGGTGGTCGTGGCAAGCCATCAACTAAATGGATGATTATCTAATGACAAGAACATACGCACTGAAGCAACTTCTCAAGCATGGCGGGTTGACTCGCCGTGAGATCGTTGAGATCACTGTCTGGAAAGAAAAGCAAGTCCACTTCACACTGGCTTATCTGGCGCAAATTAACTCAATCAAAAAACAAGATAAGTTGTGGATATTAGGGTAACCACCAATGGCTTACAGCAGGAAAACAATATCCAATGAGGGTGACAGATACATGATTGAGCTTGGTGAAGCGCGAGTCTTGTTCAGGACTTACGAATCAACAGGCCAAAGGGTGTTAACGCCTGTTCGTATGGAGTGGCTTGAAAAAACCTACGGAACGGGCGCTGTTGTGAGGATTCGTGAGTATATGAAGAAACTTCAATCAGGAGAACTTGAATGACAACAAACACAGGTGGGCCAGCGTTTCCCGTTCAAAGCGTTTACATCGAAGACCAATCGACAAATTCACACGGCATGAACCTGCGAGACTACTTTGCAGCCAAGGCGATGCAGTCAATTGTTAGCTCCGATAGATACAGTGGTCTTATTGGAGTCAACAATTATGAATTACGCACTGCGGCAGATGCTTACAAGATGGCTGATGCTATGCTGAAAGCGCGAGAAGCATGACATTTCAATTGATCTTCAGTGTGGAGGGCGACCCTGTTGGAAAACAACGCCCAAGGTTTACAAAGACTGGTCGCACCTACACGCCAAAAAAGACTTCTGACTACGAAGCGTTGATTGCCAGCCAAGCATTGTCTGCAATGTGTCCAGCAATACCTCTAGAAACGCCTGTAGCGGTCTATATCTACATCAACCATGCAATCCCTGCCAGTTACTCAAAAAAGCGCAAGGAAGCCTGTTTGGCAAGAATTGAAAGGCCAAAGAAGATGGACATAGACAATGTTTGCAAATGCGTACTTGATGCAATGAATGGCATTGTGTATGTTGATGACAGGCAAGTTGTCAGTCTTCACGCAACTAAACGATATGACACAATTTCAAGTGTTCATGTCTGCGTCAGAGAAGAACTAGAGTAAAATTTGGTTGTGGCTACCTTTAGCGGGGGAAAAGACGATTCGTTACCGTCCTGCCACAACCTAACTCAGTAACGATTTCCACCAATAACGAGGTGCGACATGATTACGCAACAGCAGCTTAAAGATCATCTTTCTTATGATCCAGAAACTGGAATTTTTACAAGAGTAAAAAATATTGCAAGGTATAAAGCTGGCGCAATTCTTGGAACAAAACATTCAACTGGATATTTTGTGATAAGAATTGAAGACAAGTTGTATAAGGCGCATAGGCTTGCATGGCTGTACGTTCATGGGCACTTTCCAGAATTAAGAATAGATCACATTAATCGAAATGGTTTTGATAACAGGTTGTCAAATTTAAGGCTTACCACATCAAAAGAAAACTCTGAAAATAGGAGTGTTGCAAAAAATAACAAAAGTGGTCACCCCGGTGTTGATTGGTCTAAAAAACTTAAAAAATGGAGAGCAAGAATTACAGTCAATTACAAGGGTGTTCATCTTGGATATTTTTTAGAAATTGATGATGCAATCAATGCTTACAAAAAATCAGCGGCTTGTCTTCATACGCACAATCCTTACGCATCATAAAAATTACAAAGGCAAAAATTGAAAGTCACCCTCTACAACGCGCAACAGGCGCACACTGTCTTAAAAGACATTTGGCAAAAAGCCAAGCCTTTTTTGCTGGCTGGAAACAAGCTGGTGCTGACGATTGAAGAGCAAAAGAGAAGCACCGAACAAAACGCCTTGTTGTGGTCTGTGCTGACAGATCTGTCCAAACAAGTGCTGTGGCATGGCGAGAAGCTGACCAAAGAAGAATACAAGGATTTGCTGACTGCTGGCTTGAAAAAGCAACGGGCAATCCCCGGAATGGATGGTGGCTTTGTTGTTCTTGGAACGTCAACCAGCAAGATGACAAAGCAAGAGATGACAGACCTGATAACGCTTGCACACGCCTTTGGTGACAACCGTGAAGTTAAGTGGTCGCCAACAAGCATTGGAGAATCAAATGATGTTCCCCAAGCATAACTATGTCAGAAGCAAGAAGCTGCTTGAAAACGCCCGACAGATACCTTGCCAGCATTGTTTAGCTGACGATGGGACTGTGGTGGCTGCTCATACAAATTGGGGCGGCGGCAAAGGTCGTGGGATTAAGGCTGATGACAACTTAATAGCAAGCCTGTGCTTTCACTGTCACAGCCAGCTTGACCAAGGAACATCAATGACAAAAGCCGAACGCATGGAGATGTGGGAAGACGCGCACAGATTGACCGTGACAATTCTGCGTCTGCGTAATTTGTGGCCTGATGATGTGCCGCTACCTAAGGGTTTCTCCTAATACACAAAGCTGATCTGCAAGAGCAAAATAAAGGCTCATTAACCAAGGAATCAATATGACGGAATTTGAATACAACACAACTTTGAACGGTGGCGTAATCACTGTTGTGATGAACATAGAAGAAATCATTGACGAAGATGGCACTGACTTTGTGACATCGCTGGATGCTGTTTACTACGACTGCACTGATGTAACGGGTATCTTGTCCAAAGAGCAACTGATTGCTTTAGAGATGGAAGCCCAAGCCGGGATGTCTGACTACAGCTTTGAGCAGAGGAACGTATGACCAGAGAACAATTGCGCCAAGAGTTCATGGAAGACTCCCAAGCCTACTGCTGCTACTGCGGCAATGCTCAAACCAGTTTTGGCTGCTGTGGTGAAAACCACTTTGAAACATTTTCCGAGATGGACGATAAAAGGCAGCAAGAATTTTTAGATGCGGAGATGCCATGAGAGGACATCTATACCTAGTCATCGCCATCACCATCTGGGTTGTGGCACTCACTTTGGTGTTCATGTACGCACCAAGGATGAACAACCCAACAGACTGCAAACAGTTGGCACAACCAGAGCAAGACGACTGCAAAGCAAGGAGAAGGCTATGACTAAAGAAGAACACAACGCTGCCGTTGAGGAACTGTTTCAAGAGATCAAGCCAATCATTGAAAGCTATGACAAAAATGTGGCTCTTCACACCCTGCTTATTACTCTAGCCGCTTGTGGAAATCAGGTGGATATTCCTGCTGAGTATTTCAAGGCAATAGTGGTGCAAGAACTTGATCGCCTGATGCTTGTTGAGGCGAAAGTTACGGGTCTTCCATTATGACCAAAGACGAAGCACTCGACAAGGCGCTGGAGGCGTTGGAGCAATACACCAATGTTGTCACATCTGTAAATGACCCTAACAGTTGGGAAACTGTGGTTGATGGTGGAAAGCCAGCCCGCGATGCCATCACCGCCATCAAGCAAGCCCGTTCAGCACCTGTGCAGGAGCCTGTGGCAACAGTCACAAGTGAATCAGGAAACCCAGATGTAACGATGTCATGGTGGCATGAACCTGCATTACCTGTCGGCACGAAGCTCTACACCACCCCACCCGCACCTCCTGTGCATGAGCCTGTGGCGTGGATGCGGATAACAGACATCACAGAGTTAACCGACTCTGAGCCAGAGGAAGATGGATATACACCTCTCTACACCACCCCACCCGCAGCACAGCGGCAATGTGAGAATGACAAATGATCCCGTCAACTAGAACAAAGGCAAAAGCCATCGGCGCTTCACATTACTTTACTGGAGAACCATGTCGCAACGGGCACATTGAACCACGAGTTACTGGTTCTGGAACCTGTATGGCCTGTTCTCGGGAGAATTCGCAAAAGTGGGCTGTGTTGAACCGAGATAAATATATCGAACGCAAAACCATTGCAAACGAGAAAAGAGCGGACAAGAACAAGCAATATGCTGCCGAATGGAGGCGTAAACACCCAAGTCGAAAGAACGCAACCGAATCTGTGCGCCGCGCCACTTGCCGACAGCAAACGCCGTCATGGGCGGATCAAGATCAGATTGTTATGTGGTACGAGGTCGCCAATGTGCTTAGTCGTGGCGGCGTAAAGTTTCACGTTGACCACGTTTTCCCATTGCGAGGCAAGCACGTTTGTGGGCTGCATTCGCAGGACAACTTACAAGTGCTTCCTTGGCATTTGAATTTAAAGAAAAGCAATCAAACACAGGAGAACACATGAGAGACGCGATAGACATGGCCCGTCAGGCTGGATTTGATATTGAGCAAGGGGCTTTGTTGCGGATATACCTCGAAACATTTGCCGCCCTCATTCGTGCTGATGAACGTGAGGCGTGTGCAAAGGTGTGTGAAGAATATGCAGATGATGTTCGCACAGGTGTTACTTGCGCCAAAGCCATCCGAGCAAGGAGAAACACATGACCAAAGAAGAAGCTCTGCAAGCAATCAAGTTGTTGTCAGCAATGGAGTCTTGGGCTTTCAGCCTTAAAGAGCGTATGCCTGACTACCTGCATGAAGACTTGTGCAGGTCTATGGAAGTGATGGAAAGAATCATTTTGGAGAAGCCATGAGAAAGAAAAGCCGTTACAAACCCAAGGGAGTCCGTCTGGACGCTGTTAATTGGGTGCTGGCAGGGATGAAGCCAGTATCAAGCGTTGGTGACGCTATTGTTGTCCTGAAGGCCAAGAACCATTCAGCACTGACAGAGGTTGTCCAAGGCCGTGGAAACAGGGATCAGATAGATGTCCTGATTGCCGCACTGAATATGTGTGAGGCATACGCCATTCACGGCACAGGAAAAGATTGGTTGCCAGAGATTAACGAAGCACAAGATGCGCTGTATCACATGGCTCAAAGAGGCGTGAACGCGGAGAAGTTCTTATTCCGTGGCCCGGAGATGCAAGCCGTGAACTTAGCTATGGAGGTACATGACCGCCAACTTGAAGAGTCAACGGTATCCATGCTGGAGAAGATGACCGACTTTGTGACAAAGCAGATCATCCTAAAGAGGGCAAGACCGATTGTTAAACAAGAACGTCAAAGTAAGCCAGAGCAAATGCTGCCAGCGTGATACCAAGACCGATTGCCAATGTGATGTCTGCGATTGTTTCTTTGTTCATGGTAATTCCTTAAGTTGGGCCAAAACCCTGTTGGTTTAAATTGCTTTTGCGATCCATACTGTGGTCTGTCCATTGGCCCAGAACTGGTCTTTGTGTTCTTCCCACTTGGCCCCAACATCATCCTTTGGTGGCTTATGACCTGCTGCCACATAGATATCGCCAATGGCATAGATTGGTCTGGTTGTTCTGGTTGGCTGGTAACGGTAATCACCAAGGTCGGCAATATCAAGTCCAAGGGTTGCTGCAATGATGTGTTTCATGTTGATTCCTTTGATGGGGCCGAAGCCCCGGTTGGTTTAGTTTTCCAGTGCTGCCATCAAGTCTTTGGCTGCCACTCGCTTGCCGTTTACTTTCCACATCACTGATGGCTTTTGGTTTTTGCGGCTTGTTATGTTGCGGTATTGTTCAACGATGTATGCCAAAACTGTTTTGCCGTTGATAACTGTTTCAGCGCCGGGGTAACGCTTGGCTTTGTTTTCTGCTTGTGCTGCTTCGATCAGTGTGTTGAGTGTGTCGTTCATGTCAGGCTCCTGTTGTTGATGGCTCAATTATCTACTTGTCCACAGAAAATTCCATTAGGACAAACCCTAATACACAACTCGCCAAAACTGTGCTAGTGTTGTAAAATGCGGGTAACTGGAGAACACTATGGCTGGTTTGCTTGGTACAGAACTGGAAATCTCAATCGAGATTGAAGAAGCTGAAGAATCAAAATTTGACGAGGCTGAGAACGCCAAGACCGTCAAATACATGGAAGAAGCGCAAATGTTTGGGCCAAAAGACCCAAGCAAGCCTTCTAGCGACTTCTGGCGTGACCTTGCCAACTACTGGCGCATTGCCCCGGATCAAGCCAAGCGCAAGCTGTGCAGCAACTGCGAATACGGTGATGACAGCCCAGAAACCAAAGAGATGTATGGTGACGAGGCCATCTACTGCAAGAAATTTGAGTTCGTCTGCGGAGAAGGCAAGACTTGCAAGCGTTGGGAACACGGCGAATCCGAAGGAGATTGATATGGGAACGACCAACACACAACCAATGTCTTCCAAGGAAGCCAAGAAGCTGGCTGAACAAGCCCGTAAGCAAGCCGAGTCCAAGGGCTGGCAATCGATGGCTATGAAATTCTCAAAACCGAAAGGAAAAAAATGAGCAAAGTTCAATTTGACGAAAACGGTCAAATCACAAACATCTATGCTTTGGGCACAACCCAAGTGATGACTGTGACCGCCTCTAGCGTACAGTCAACAGCCGTTGCTGCTGGTTGCACAATCATTCGCTTGGCTAACGCTAGCACCGCACACGCACACTTTGCAATTGGCGCAAACCCAACCGCATCACTGACAACAAGCCCGATGCTGCCACCTAACGCTGTGGAGTACATCAAGGTCAACGGTGGCGATAAAGTCGCTGTGATCCGTGGTGGTACGGCTACTGATGTCTCGATCACACAGATTGTTTGATATGAAGATGAATAAACAAGGCGAAGCCAAGATGGTC